CCGTGCTATCAGCCGCGCCCTCGACTTCGCCCCCATCTTCGGCATCAACCCGGCCACCAAGGCCGCATCCACCGTCGCACGCACCAACGGCTACGTGCTCGAACATGCGGGCGACATCAACTACACTCCGGGCACCGGAGCAGAAGCCGCCACCGCGTTCAAGCAGGCCGTGCGACAGGTCGCCGCACAGGGCGACGCTTCCGCGCAGGGCGTCACCACCTCCGCCTACTTGGCTGCCATCGGCGACGGCCTCACCACCATCGGCACGCCGACCCAGTATGCTTCCGACGTTCCGCTCATCGGCAACATGGTCAACCTCGGCGGCGTCACCCTCGCGGCCTCCAACACCGTGTCCGACACTGCTGCGGCAACCGGCTCCGGCCAGTTGGAGAGCAAGGTGCTCGATGCCGTGGTTGGTGACTTCGCCAACCGTTTTGTGTGGGGTGCCATCCCGCTGTCCGGCATCGAAGTGTTCGACTCCGGCAATCCGGACAGTTCCGCCGAAGGCGACTTGGGCGCAATGAACAAGGTGATGCTCCGCACCGAAGTCGCAATCGGCTGGGGCTTCATCGGCGGAACCAGCAAGTTCTACGCCATCACCCACAACGCCGACTGACATTCGGCCACACGCATGGGCGGCAATAACGCCGCCCATCAAACGTTAAACTACGAAAGGAATTGAGATGGGCGCAAAGCAGTCTTCCGCAAACGTGACATTCTCGAAGCCGGGCGCAAGTGCAAACAAGTCCGGCTATATTTGGGTCGCCCCACTGGGCACCACCATTCCAACCGACGCCACCACCGAACTGGACGCGGCATTCGTCGGCCTCGGCTACCTGTCCGAAGACGGTCTGACCGAACCAGCATCCCTCACCGCAGGCGATGACATCGTGGCCGCAGGCGGCGATACCGTCGCACAGGCCGACCCGACGTTCTCCAAGACGTGGACCGGCACGTGCATCGAAGCGTTGAACGAAGACCTGCTCAAGGTCGCTTACGGCTCCTCCAACGTGACGGTAAAAGCCGCATCCTCGACGGCGGATGGCACCATCACCGTCAAGGAGCAGGCCGGAGACCTTGAACATCATGTCATCATCATCGACGAGATGCTGAAGGGTGGCCGCAAGCGCCGCAACGTGATGCCCGATGCGACGTTCCTCATCACCGGCGATATCAGCCACGTGCATACCGCCCTCGTGAACTTCGAGTTCACCATCAACGCCTATCCGACCGCCTCCCAGCCTGCTCAGACCCAGTACATCACCATCCCAAAAGCGTAGCCTCTCCAAATCGGAGCCTTACGGTCACTGTTCGTGACACAACCGTACCGTCTGGCGGCATCATGTGGGCTATCGGCGACTGGGGACAGAAAGACCCTTGGACTAGAGCTTCAGGAGTGCAGATGACGAATGGTGAGGATGGCTTGTACACTGGCATCCTCACCCTGCCTAAGGGCACGAGGTTCGACCTGAAGATTCTGAAGAATCCTACAGTTGGCCAGCTAATCTGGAGCGCGACGCGGTATTCCAGCGTTTTGAATTCGGATGGTGCTTACGATTTTGGAGAGTTTACTGACAATCTTGTTCCGAACGGCAACTTCGAGGAAGGAGTGGCGAAGTGGACCCCAGCGACATGCGTTGTTGATAGAGGTGACACACACGAAGGTGGAAGGTGTCTTAGTATCGGAGATAAACTTCCGAATAGTGCGTCTTCGGACCCGTTCGTCATTCCGCCGAACCAAGATTTAAGGCTTTCGTACTACATGCGCTCTTGGTTGACTCCGCCACAGGTTGCTAACGTCGAGATAAAAGACATCAACACGCAGTCCGTCCTGTTCAAAATGTCGCCAAGCACGCAATCCACAACTAACGGTTGGGAAGCGGCTTCTGGTATGTTCAAGACAGGAAATTCGCCAGTGACGGTTCAGGTTGTTTGCACGGTTCTAGACAAGAGAATACCTTTCCACTTCGACTCTATGTCGCTTGTCTCACCGTGACAGCCACGCAGGAACCATGCCCCACATGCCGTTCAATCTTGACCGACATGTGGGGTATTCTTATATAGACAGACAACGAAAGGAAACCCAATGGCAAAACGCAAGCCAACCATCACCATCGAAGACTTCAACGACGGATGGGCAGACGCCTATGCGAAACTCCTCCGCAACCGCAAATTCCAGCAGGCCATCCATTCGGAAGGCGTGGAAGACGGCATGGAAACCGTGTGGCTTATCGACAAGCTCATGCAAGGCGTCCTGAAGGAAGACAAGTACGAGGCTGTCATGGCCGCATTCGACGATGACATCATCGACGCATGGGAGTACTTGTCGGGAAAATTGCCGACGATTACGGAGTTACAGTCGAAAGACTGACCTATGCGATAAACCCAGACAAATGGGACAGCCAAATCTTGGCCGATTTCGCAAGCCAATACGGTAGCCCACGCCAATACTCCATATTGGAACGGGCGAAACTCATAGGCACGTTCGGCGCTACCGCCCGGCTGCTCGACATCATCCAACAGTCGACACTCGCCCCCTATTCCGGCAAGGGGGTGAAACCGAAAAGCGTGTTGCCGGAAAACCAGAAGAAGAAGAAGGAGGAGGATTACGAACTCGATTCGATGAACACTGAAGACATCAACAAGGCGTTGGGTCTTCACTGAAAGGAACAATAGATGGCAAAGGGTAGCATTGCGACCGCATGGATTCAGGTACTCCCATCGTTGGAAGGCTTGCAGTCCGCACTTGTCAAGGCAAGCAAGGGCGCGGTGCTCACCCCCGCCATCCAACCTAAACTGGCGTCAGGCACAAGCCGCCTCTTCACGTCGAACGGCTTGGGCATGTCGAAACTTTTCTCCGGCTCGTTCAACAAGAACCTCAACCTGCAAGGAGGCGTGAAAGGCGCGCTCAACAGCGTGTTCGCCTCCTTCACTGCTGGTGGGCAGCGTTCGGCCAACGCTTTCGGAAACAGCTTCGCGAACCTCGACCTCAACAAGTATTTGAACGCCGCAGCAGCCATCGCCGCAGTCGTATCGGTTGGCAAGGCCGTCAAAAACGTCACGTCCAACATTGTCGAGATGGGCAACCAGTGGGGGCAGACCACCGCCATGCTGAAAAACGCGGTAGGCACCTCTGGGGACTATAAGGACTCTCTTGAGGCGTCGCTGGAATATGCGAACAAGGTCGGCGTCACCACAGACGATTTCATCCAGTCCGCCGCACGACTGCGCACGCTCGCACCGGAAGTCGTAACCAACTACAGCGATGCCGCGAAGTTCACGAAACTGCTCGACATGAACATGGTCAGCACGGGCGCGTCCACGCAGGAAGCGTCCAGCGCCATGCGTCAGATTACTCAAGCTTTGGGCAAGGGTATCGTCAACGGCGACGAGTTGAACTCCATCATGGAGAACGCGCCGCAAATCGCACGAATGCTCGCCAAGCATCTCAACGTTTCCGTAGGCGAACTGAAACAGCTCGGCAAGGAAGGCGAAATCAGCGGCCAAGACCTGTACGATACGGTACTGGAAAACGCAGTCGCCATCGAAAAGCAGTTCTCCACCATGCCCGTCACGGCGGACCGCGCATGGAACAGCATCAAAAACACGGTCGGCGTAAGGTCTGCGGAAGCGGCCACCGCATTGTCGGCCAACATCGGCAAGACGCTGGCCGCCATCTCCAATTCGGGCATGGTGGACACGTTCGGCGAAATGCTCGCAGGATTCGTACCATTGACGAACGCGGCCTCCACACTGGCCGCAACGTTCATTAACCAGCTGGCACCGGCCGTCAACAAGGCATTCAACGCACAGCAGGTCGAACAGTTCCTCGCCCCGTTGACGAACCTTATCAGCGCGAACTCGCAGAACGCCAACCTCCTAACCTCCTTGGGTGACATTCTGAACACGGTAGGTGTCATTGGCACCACCGTATTCTCACTCATGGTCGCCACGAACGACCGGTTCGCCTCCCGTATCCCGTTCATCGGTACCGCACTGGTCGGCGTAAAGAACACGCTCATCAAACTCGGCTCCAGCTTCACCAGCGTGTTCGGCGCGGCAGTGTCCGCATCGTCCGCGGCAATCGACAAGCTCGCATCCATGGCCGACGCAATGTCGAAAACATTAGCTGAATCGACGAGGGTGCAGAACGCGCTCGGCAAATTCAATGTCGCGTTCGAAGACTTGGGTTCATGCGCGTTCAGCTTCGGGCAGAAGGGCGCGGAAGGCTTCGGCCTCGTCGAACAGGCCGCGGTGAACCTGTGGAACGGCGTCGGCAACGTGTCCGACAATGTGAAGCTGCTCCAAAACGGCTTGAACATGATGGGTCCCGACGTTGACGCGCTTCCAGAAACGTTCCTCAAGGCGTTCGAAACCCTCAGCACCGAAGTGGATGTCGCCGCACGAAAGAAGGCTCCAACCCTCATCCAAGCGTTCCGTGACATTCGCGCCGCCGCCGACACCATCGTAGTGGATTCGGATATCTACCATTCGCTGGACACTGCCGGACAGAGCGCCGACATTTACCGTGACAAGCTCGTGCAGGTTGGCCGCGAATTCAATGAGCTTACCGGCCTCAACATTCCGAACGTGTTCCTCCCATTGGTCGGCTCGGCTGTGTCCGCGTCCGACAGCATCATGCAGACGTTCGGCAATCTGAAGGCCGGATTGTCCAACTATGCAGCCAACACCGCACAGCAGTGGGCACCGGTCAAGGAGATTTTCACCGAAATCTTCTCCAGCGCGTCCGCAGCGGCCAAGACGAAGATGGAAGTCCTTCGAGCCGACGTGGAGTCCGGCGTGCTCACCATGGTCGAGAACGTGAAGGGCAAGGCGGCTGAATTTAAAACCGCGTTCAGTGAAATGCTGGATTCGACCGGCATCGGCAGCACCATGTCCAAGCTCGGGTCGGCGGTAAGCAACGGGCTCTCCTCAGTCAAGGGCGGGCTCAGATCGTTCGGGTCGGAAGCGGCGTCCACGTTGTCGATTCCGTTCCGTGGTATTCCGGAAAAGATTTTCGGCTCGTTCAAGGGACAGAATCCGTTCACCCCGTTGACATCCGCCGCGAAGACGGTCGGTGCAGGATTGTCAGCCACGTTGGGTGGTGCCGTAACCCGTCTTATCGGACGGTTCGCCCCGCTGGCGTCCGCTGGAAAGGTGGCATTCTCGGCCATCGGCTCCGCGGCGTTGAAAGTGTCTTCCGGCGCGTTGAAGGGATTCGGCGCGGCAGTGAGAGGATGTGGCGCGGCAATCGGCAAGATTGGCAGCATCGCCTCATCCTTGGGTGTGACCGGCGCATTGTTCACCGGCCTGACCACCGGATTTCAGACATTGTTCAAGCTCGACCCGAGCCAGATGGCCGGCAAGTTCGAGGAATGGCAGTCGAGTCTTGACAATGCGTTGGAAGGCGTGCAGACGAAACTGCCGGCCATGGCGAGCGCGTTCGCCGCAGCCCTCCCGCAGATGGTTTCCAGCGTTACCACGGCGCTTCCCGGCATCGCCAACGCACTCGTGAGCGTTGGACAGACGCTCGGACCGGCGTTGACCGCAATACTGCCGCAAATCACGCAGGCGTTCTCCAGCATGTTCGCACAGCTGCCCGCGTTCATCAGCACGTATGGTCAGCCGATGTTGGAAACGTTCGGCACGCTGTTCGCCACGATGGCTGGACAGATTCCGTCGCTCATGACCTCGCTCGGTCAGGCGTTGATAACAGGCATTCAGGTCGCGTTCTCCGCAATCGGAGACAATAGCGGCGCAATCGCCGGTTTTATCAGCGGGTTCGGCGCATCCTTGGCTTCTGGCATCCAAACGTTAGGTGCCACCGTAGTTGCCGCGCTCCCATCCATCGGACAGAGCATCGCCACCGCATTGCCTACGCTGATTCCCGCGTTGATGTCTGCCATCACCAGCGTGATAACCTCATTGGCCGCAGCATTGCCGGGCATCGCCGTCGCCATCATCAACCAGCTGCCCGCCATCATCGGCGGCTTGGTGACCGGCATTATCAACGGACTACCCATGCTGTTGAATGCTTTCGTCAGCGTGGTGACCAGTATTGCGGCGAACTTCCCAAGCATCTTCATGGCCGTCGTGAGCGCGATTCCTGCGATTATCGCGAACATCGCACGCGCGTTCGCCGGATTGGGAGGTAGGATTCTCAGCCAAATCAGCGACATTCCAAGCCGCATCATGGGATTGTTCTCCGGAGCCGGCTCATGGCTGCTGAACTCCGGCGCGGCGTTGATGAACGGTTTCAAGGATGGCATTCTCGGTGCGGTCGAAAACGTGAAAAGCGCGGTGAAGGGCGCGTTGCAGAAGGTTCGAGACTTCTTCCCGTTCTCTCCCGCTAAGGTCGGCCCGTTCTCCGGTTCCGGCTACACGTCTGTGTCGGGCGAGCATCTTATGCGCGACTTCGGCAAGGCCATCGGCGCTCAGGGCGCGTTCGTGCGCGGTCAGGTCGATGATGTGCTCAGCTCCTTGGATTTCGACCAGATTGACGCCGCCAATCTCGGCATGGTGTCTGCTCCGCAGCTTAAAGACTATACTGGAATGGTGTCGGCTAGCGACCAGCGGTATGCTGGCGGCGTCCACATCGACAATGTGGTGGCAAGCCCGTTGAGCGACGTGGAACTGGTGGCCCGACGATTCGGATACGCTTTGAACAATGAGATGATTGGAAGTGTCAGACCTTGAGCACGATAACCGTCACCGTGGGTGACATCACGCTTTACGGCGATGCCGGACACGAGTTCACATTGGTGTCCATGAGCGGTTTCGACGATTTGCCGTCAGCCAAGACCGAACAGGATTCTTGGGCTAGGGCTGACGGCAACGCCATTCCCGGCACCACATACTATGATGGGCGCACCATCACCGTCAACGGCTACTATGCGACCAGTACGGTCGAGGATACGGATGATATGATGCGCCGTCTGCGCGGCATGGCCGGACGCTTGGTCACCGTCACCGTGCAGAAGGGTGCTGGCGTCGCATTGTCCTGTGACGCGGAACTCAGGTCGATGACCGTGGACGAATACCGGTATCGCGGCAAGGCCGCATTCCAGATTGGCCTGCTAGCCCCGTCCCCCTACCTGTATGGGCCGTTGCGCTCGCAGACGGTCGGCGTGCCTACAGACGGCGAGGGCATTACCGACCCGTTGCTTGACCCGTTGTCGGAAGGCGAGGTAGGCAATCCGGGACGTGTCGCCATCACCGGCAGCGGTTTCGCGCCAACGCATCTTGTCGTGAAAATCCGTGGCGGATTGTCGGAAGGCGTGCGCATCCACTGCATCGAAACCGGCGAAGCCATCGAATTCCACCGTCAAATCAACCCGGACGAGACGATGGTGTTCGACTTCGACGATGAGCGCGTCCTGTTCCAAAACCAGTCGGATTTGAGCATGTTCCTCACCGAGGAGAACTGGTTCCGTCCTTCCGGCGATGCGACGATACAGTTCACCCCGTTGGGCGTGCAGTCGGGCACGCCATCGATGACGGTCGAATGGAAGGAGGCTTGGCGGTGAAAATCTATCTTGCAGACCTACTGACCGGACGCCGCATCATCCCCCTGCCGCACACGTCGGCGGAATGGGAGATGAAACTGAACGACACGGATTCGCTGACCGTCAAAGTGCCAATCTATGCTTCGTCCGACGATACGCGCGTCCAATACATCGCAAACGATGCGCGGTTGTTGGATTTAAGGAACACTGCGGCCATCGGCAAAACCGTCATGGTTGCCGAAGATGATGGGCTTATGGTCGGCGGCGTGCTCATGCGCCGCGAATATGACGCCGACACGGGCATCCTCACACTGGTTGCGTCGGGCATGTGGACGTATTTTGACCATAGGACGATTCTACCGGCGAAAGCGAAAGGGAAAAGCCTCATCAAGTCGGATGGTTCGCCTGACACTCAATACGACACGTCGTACAGGAATGTCACATGGAACACGGTCGCACGCAATCTCGTCGAACAGGCCATGAGCTGGCCAAACAGCAATGTGCCCGTCGTGTTGGAGGCTGCGGAGGTAGGCACGTCGGAAGCGAACTATCAGGCCGTAGACCTCAACTATGTGGGCGAAGTGCTGACGAACATCACGAACTATCAGAACGGCTGCGATATCGGATTCTTCCCAACGCGCACGGCTGACGGATTGGGCTATGAGTGGCATATGAAGACCGGCCACCCATTGTTGGGTGGGGAAACGCACTATTTCAGCGCGTCAGCCATGCAGCCGGGCATCGCATCACTGTCCGCCACGGATGATGGCGACAAGCTCGCCTCACTGCAATGGTTCACGTCCGGAAAGTCGGATGACAAGACGCTCGTAGTATCCGCATATACGGATATTCTGGATAAGGCTGGAGCGCCAATCTGGGAGAGCGTGGATTCCAGCCATTCGACCGTGAAACTGCAAAACACGTTGCAGGCGTATGCGAACGAGGCCGCAGCGGTCTACTGGCAACCCGTATCGTCAACGGAGGCGAAAGTGCATCGTGGATATTTGCATTCCGTGAACCAGACGCTCGCCAACTATACGGTCGGCGATTATATCAGGTTCACGACGAAGGGCGACTGGTATTATACGGATGGCGCGCATACGAGGCGCATCACCGGCATCAAAGCCGATGAAAGCTCGAATTGGATTACGTTCACGTTGGGAGACGTGTTCGACGGTGTGAAAGTGACGGTGGAATGATGGAAATCGTAGTGCATCAAGGCGAGCAGGCGGATGGCGCGCCATTGGTCGATGATGCGGAGGAAAACGTTCTTGACGTGAAGAATCCGGCTCAGGCGACCAACAAGCTCGTAAGCACGTTGAACGAGTATGGCCGACGCCTGCGCGAATTGGAAAAGCCGTCCGGCTCGCAGTTGACTCAGGCGATTCAGCGAGTATTGGATATCAGCGAAAACATCGACCAGACCGTAACGTCGTCCATCAACCGCAATTCGTATGACCGTGCGACCATCGACCAGAAGTGCAATGCTTGGAATTGGGGTGTATTGCCTCCGGGACGTGGCGGCACGAATACGACGAACGCGTTCAATAACCTGTTTTCAACCGGCTCGTGGCGTGCCGTATGGGCATTGTCCGACGGTACGCTGGGTACCGCCCAGTCCAGCCGCAAGGTGAAGCAGGATTTCATTATGCCGGAAATCACGTTGGAGCAGATGCGTGCCGTGGATTGGACGCTCTACCGTTACATCGATGACGTGAATCTGAACGGGGACAGTGCGACGGTCCATTTGGGCATGATTGCCGAAGAACTGGACGATAACGGTTTGGGGCAGTTCGTCGAGTATAATGACGATTATGAGCCGTGCGGCATCAACTATCCGATGCTGGGCGTGTGGGCCATACATGAGGCCCATCTCGCCCATGACCGTATCGACCGGCTTGAGGAACGTTTGAAAGCGTTGGAAGGAAAGATTGATAATGGCGTTGAGAAATAGTCTGTTCGCAGTGTCCGGCAAGGCGTCGTTTTTGGATGCGCGCCGCGACATGAGCGGGCTTTTCGTCTGCGACAATACGACGATGATGCCCATCCCGGGCATTCTTGACCGTTCGCAGGACAATCTTGTGACGGGCAACAGCAATTCCATGAGCGTGACGGTGCACCCGTTCAATGCGGTGTTGAACCGTTACGGCGCGTTGTTGTTACAGAATGATGGCAATGCGAACGTGCCATTGTCCGCAGCCCCGTCCGCTAATTCGCGTATCGACGTGGTGTATGTGAAGCAGAACGAGACGCGCTCCCCAATGTCGGACAGTTCGGACAATCCGATTTTCGGCGTTGTGAAGGGTGTGGCCGCCGCAACGCCTGTGGCTCCTGACGTTCCGGATGGCGCTTTGGCTTTGGCGCAGGTGTTGCTTCCGGCTGGCGTGTCGAATACTGCCGCTGGCGGCGTGGTCATCACGCAGACGTATATCGGTGCCGCGTTGAAGGGTGACATGCTGCGTGTGCAAACTTCCGCGCAGCGTGACGCTCTGACCACGGTGCCAGATGGAACGCTGTTGCATAATGTGGCCGATAATTGCGATTATGTCAGAACTCCAAGCGGCAAGTGGGCCAAGACGAGAGACACCATCGGCGTCAGCATACCGTTCACCACCGATAAGGCGCAGCTTTCCCGCGAATGGGATACGGTCATCGTATCCGGCAGCGTACATTACGCTGCGTCGAACCAGCAGAACCATGCTACGGCGAACGAAAGCATTCCAGTCGGATGGCGACCCTACGGAGACAACCCTGCCGCCATCTCCTACGGTACCATAGGTTCCGTCAACGCCAACTGGTGCAATTTCGTGAAGCCGGACGGTCACATCATCATGCTCGGCAACACCAATGCCGTATACTCCGGCATAACCGGAGGATGGCAGTGTAGGGAGTGGAGAGCCTAACCGATATCGTAGGTGAGAACGGACAATACGGAACGATTCCCAGTCTGACCGCCAGCGTATCCGATTTTCACGTTTCCATCGGAGTAGACGCCCAAAAACGTCGGAAAATATCCATTTCCCGTACCCGCATTGATGCCCTGTGGGGCGGCTGGATGGAAGGCGCTGTTGTTCACATACGCGACGGTCACATACGAACCCCAACCGGTCAGGTTGATATCACTGGTCTGAACGTGGATGTGCGCGGTACCATTGGAAGCCCACATGTTCGCGGTATTATTGTTGAGATGAATGTCACGCCATGGCATGTTCCATCCACGCCACCCATCGCCTTTTCTGACATAATCGCAATTATCGGCTAGAATAGTGCCATATGAGCACTGAAGTCACCGTAGCGTTCATCACCGGCATCTGCGCCATCATCGTCGCACTCGTCACATGGATGCAAAACAACAAGACCAACCTGTCCGAAGCCTATCGCCAACTGTCAGAAGCACAGTTGAACATGCAGCGGGAAATCGACCGTCAGGATGAGAAGCTGGCCGAATTCGTCAGCGAGCGCGACAAGCTCCGCTATCAGGACGATTTAAAAACCTCGTACATTCGGGCCATCGGGCATTGGCTGAGCGAACTCTGCTATGTGCTCGACCCGGAGTTTTTGGAACGGTATCCGAAGCCACGGCTTCCTGACGAGCTTCGAGGTACAATAGAACCGTTGAAAGACGACAACAGTAAGGAGCAGAATATTGTTCACTAAGGATTTTTGGGTTGACACGCTTGAGCGTGCAATCCGCACCGCATGTCAGGCGGCATTGTCGGCTGGCGTGGTCGGTGGCGTCGGCCTGTTCGACGTGGATTGGACGAATGTCGGCGGCATCGCCTTGGTCGCCGCCATCGCAAGCGTGCTGACGTGCGTCGCGTCGAGCGGCAAGACGGATTCAATCAGTCCGGCGTCTTTCGCAATGTCTGAAAAGGCGAAGGTTACCGGCAAGCATATTAAGGAGGTTTCTGAATAATGAGGTTTGTGGATATCAGCAATTGGAAGGCCGATTGCGACGTTTCCAAGATTGACACGGATGGCGTCGTGGTCCAGTGCACTTGGGGTGCCGGCGAATTAACGACTGATAATGGTCTGGTCGATTCCGTGTGGGTTGGTGCCGATGCGAAGATTCAGGCTGCTGCGGCCCGTGGTCTTGCGGTCGGCTACATGCATTACATTCGTGGCGTGAACGCTTCCGAGGAGGCGTATTTCTTCGCGGAAGCCACCAAGGGTTATCTTGGCAAGTTCGTGCCGTGCGTCGACTGGGAGAGTGACGATAACGCCGCGTGGGGCAATCGCGCCTACTTGGACGAGTTTCTGTACCAGTATATTCGTCTGACTGGTGTGAAGCCGCTCGTGTATGCGCAGCGTTCCGAACTTCCGTTCATCAAGGATATCTGCGGCAAGCATGATTGCGGCATTTGGGAAGCATGCTATGCGTCCATGGATGCGGTCGGCTGGCAGGATGCCGATTCGATTTGGTCTTACGTGGCGTATCCGATGCGCCAGTACACGTCTAACGGTCATATTGGTGGTTATGCTGGGTCGCTTGACTTGAACTATTTCGCTGGCGACAAGGCCGCTTGGGACAAGTATGCTGGTGTGGGCGCTAACACTCCGGTGAATCCGGCTCCGGTGCCGGTGGTTTCCCCGTCTCCGACTGTGATTGCGACCACGTATGAGGTGTCGGTGGATTCGCTGAACGTGCGTACCGAACCGTCCGTGAAAGGCAATGTTGTGGCCGATTATGTGCGCGGCCAGAAGGTCGTGCTGGATGGTTGGGGTGCTTATGCTGACGGTTTCCTGTGGGGCCGTTATATGGGCGCTTCTTCGGGCGAGCCGAGGTATGTCGCCATCGGCACCGAGTCCGGCAGCGAATGGTATTTGACAATGTGCCGTTAGCCTGATACGATGAGGGCTGTTGGAAGTTTTTACCAACAGCCCTCCTTTGGTTTCTCCCTGACCCCCCGCAAGGTTCATGCGGGGGGTTTCTCTTTAATCATCCAAACATGATGCACAGTATGTCCGCTAGGATTGCCGTCGCCACATATAGGATGAAGATGCGCGTGTCCCATGCGTCGCACACCAACATGATGGTTGCGACGAATCCTAGCAGGATGATGGTGCAGATGATGAGTTTCAGGGTTTCCATTAGAACTTCTCGCCCTGCGCTTCCAGCTTCCGCTTTATACGCCACACCTTATGGTCCATCATGCGGCGCAGGTCGCTCGGCTTCAACCCGTAGATTTCAATCAGCAGGTCGAAGCATATCTGCACGTCGGCCATTTCCTCGTACAGGTTTTCGATAAGCTCGCTGCGACCCACCTTGTTGGTGGGGTCTTCGGGATTGTAGCGTTTGAGCTTGCTGATTGCCTGTATGAGTTCGGCGCACTCCTCCATGCAGACGGTGGTCTGCGTGTCATTGCCGTATCGTGCGATGCTTCGCATTTCCACGGCGCTCGTCTGTTCGGGGCTGAGATAGTATTTCATGCTGTCACGCCAGTCTTGTTCGACGGCCACCGCGCAACCTCCAACATTTCGTACAGTACCCGCCGAACAGGTACATTTCTTTATTGGTGAGTTTCTTTAGGCAATGCCGACATAGAGTCGGGTCGAGGTGTGCCAGTGCTCTAATAACACTCATCTGGATACTCCAATCCTTCCTGTCTGTTCTCGTCGGTCAACGCCGAGTCGATTTTCTGCTTGCAGGTTTCGCACAGCATTTCTGGATACCATTCCTCCAACGTCATATCATGCCCACAGTTGAGGCATTGGCGAGGTGCCGTTTTCATATCAAACCTCCACTGCTGGCTGCGGCGCATGCTGGTTCTGATAGTGGCCGACCATGCCGTACGGTTTCGCAGCCGCAGCGTTCAGATATTCGAATGATACTTGGCCGATTCGCATGCCGGGTTTCAGCATGATGGGGAAACTGTTTTCGTTTTTCAGTTCGACGGTGATGGTGCCGGTGAATCCGGCGTCGATGAATCCTGCGGTCATGTGCGTGCAGAGTCCGAGCCGTCCGAGACTGCTTTTCCCGTCAAATCGGGCCATCATGTTGACTGGGAGGCTGATTTTCTCGACGGTCGCGCCTAGGACGAACTGTCCGGGTTGGAGCATGTAGTGTCCGTCGATTTTGACTGACTCGGTGCGGACGCCATGCAGCGTGTGGTCGCCACCGTCAGCATAACAATAACAGTCTTCCACGTCCGATGTGAAGATGATGATAGTGTCCTGCAATGTCACATCATACGAGTTGGGATTCAACTGTTTTTCCGTGTATGGCAGGATGAGGTCTTGATGGTCTACGCACTGTTCGATGGTGATGTCGTTCAGCATTTCTTTCTCCTTACTCGTTCGGATTGACAAGGTGCTGCAACAGTTCCGTGTCGCTCACCGGTTTGATTTCATACAGGTACATTTCACATGCGGACGGGTTTTTCATCTTCGCTTCGTCCGGGAACCGTTCTTTGAGTTCCCGCACGGTCATGCGTGTGAGCGTGGCGAACATGAGCCACGTCCAAGGGCTGCACTCCCAGCCTCCGAACGTGGTTCCCGAGAGGATGAAGGCGTTGCCCAGATGCTCTCCGGTGTCGGCGTCCAAGACCATGAAGGCGGTCGTATCGTATGGCGACCGGGTGTTACGGAGGATGAAGTTCGTCTCCCCGGACTCTATCTTCCGCCATTCCTCACGGCTCGCCTCGATAAGCGTCACACTATGGTTGACGTTAATCATTGTTCTTCCTTTCCTGCATGAATGCGAGCGCCATTGCGAGGTAGGCGATGGCGTCCATATACGAGTCTTCCTTGGTCGGGTCGAACTTGATGCGTTCGATTTTCAGTTCGGCCATCATGATTGCCACATCCGTTTCGCCATCCTCCCTTTCGAACCATCGCCGCCCGATGCGTCGGCACATGGTTTGCGGGTTGCCGTACTCTTCGGCCTTGTCGCCGGTGAGCATGCGTCCGATAAGGTCGAAGTTGTCGAGGATGCGCTTGTAGATTCGTGCTGCGGACGGATGGAGCGTACCCATGTCGACGGCAGTGGTGCCCACGTCCTTGCTGAGCGCCTTATTGACGTTTCCCATTGTCTTCTCCCAATTGTTTTTCGGTTTTGATGATGTCATCTAGGGTTTTCCTTCCTTCTATCACGTCCATGACCTTGCGGTTCCATGGCGTGTCCGGCACGAGTATGCGCTGTTGTCCCTGATAGGGGCTTCCGCGTCGTACCAGTCTTCGGTTGGCCTGCTCCCAGTCGGCGTATGTCCATGGGAGGTCGAGCCATATCTGGTCTTTCATGAGATGCTGCAAACCGTCAACACCAGTGCCCATGGACTGCGGGTTGGCGACTATGAGCCGGTATCCTGCGCGTTCTTGGGCGGTCATGGCGAGGAATGTTTTCGCATCGGTGCATGGCGTCCAAGTGCGGTAGATTTCGTCTCTCACCGCTTTGAACCGTGTCCATACGAGCAGTGGCGTCTGGTCTTCGCGTCTCTTGGCTTCATCGTAGATGGTTTTGAGTTTGGACACGCCGAACCAGTAGGATTCTCCACGGTCTTCGGTCTTGTAGGCGAATCCGTCATCGAGTTGGGCGAGTTTGACGGCTGCGGCGCTCGCACTGGTGGCGTACACGTCTTCGGATAACTGGTGTGTGGTTGTCCATTGTTCGAGCGCCATATCCTCCTGTTCGGTTTTCGGGCTGGGCAACCATTCCACCGATGGTAGCGGGTTGCCGCCACGTCGAATATCCAATACGAGCTTTTGGAGTTGTCGGCATGCTTCCTCGACCATGGGCTTGGAGTACGTGTATTTGACCACGAGACGCCCTTGTATGTTCGTCGTGTGTGGTTTACCGTACCGTACTCTGAAAGCTCCTAGAGTGCGCCAAGAATCGCCTAATAGGGTCATCCTGTCCTTGGCGTGCGGATACATGACCACGGTCTGCCCGTATAGGTCTTCCAAATCCTTCGGAGCGGGCGTGCCGGTCAGCATCAGCACGTTCTTGGCAAGGTCGCTGATGCCCTTCACTACTTTGGAACGTCCGCTCCTAGGATTCTTCACCATGTGGCTTTCATCTACGATGAGGCTGAAACCGTCCGGCACTTCGCCCAGCTTAGCGGCCATATTGTATGACACTACGAGGTAACGGTAGTCTTCAGGCCAACCATGCTTACGGTAGTCTTCGATGGTCATGGCCTTGCCGTGTGACCATTGGCTGATTTGCGGAAGCCATGCGGTTTTCACGACGCTTGCCGGACAGATGACGAGAATATGTTTCGCATCATCCAGCAGGTCCATGCTGCGTTTCGTCTTGCCGGTTCCGGCCTCGTCGAAGATGAAAGCCCTCACTGCTGCTCCTTTCCATGCTCGGCTTCCCATGCGGCTATGCGCTCGCGTCCTTCGGGCGTTTTGCGCCAGTTGCGCCAAGTCTGATAGCTGACGCCATGTTCCTCACGGAACTTCCTCTGCCATTTGCGGCATGCTGCTTGGGTTTCCTCACGATGCTGTTTCCGGTATCGCACCCAATAGTCGAGCATTTTCTCATGGTTTTCGTTCACCCACTTTTTCTTAATCTTCCGCTTGTGTGACGCTTTTTCGGGCGTCATGTCGGCGTAACGGGTGACTGTCTTCTTTTTTCTGGCGGGGGGCATCGGCTTGGGCTGGCGCATTTTTTCGATGTCAGCCCAAGCGTCGCCGTCAAGCCATTCGGATACGTCACCCTTCATCGTTCTTGTGGTTGATAAGTTCGATGATGCCCTTGACCGCTCCGATGAGGATAAGGATGACTCCTGTGATTCCAAGCACGGACAGGAGGATAATGAGCATGTAGAGGCAGTTCATCATGAGCTCATGCATTTTTCTTCTCCTTTACTACGCTGAGTCGAGTGGTTGTCGATGTTTTCTGGAATGGGGTCAGGTCTGCTGGGTGCTGGCCGAAGTACGCCTTGTAGTCGGTGGTGGTGCGCGTGGTTTCCGCCAGTCTTGCGACATGTCCGGAGCATGCGACGCGCTCGCCGGGGTGTTCTTCCAGCCATGCGGAGAGCCGCTCTTTCAACGTCTCGTACTGGTCTTTCGCTTCCAACAGTTCGGCCAACAGTCGTTGTCCGTCATTATCCGTTGGCTGTGCCGCGCGCTCGTATTCGGTCGCATACCGTTCCAGTTCGCTCGCATCCATCACGTCTGGAATGATTACGATGTCGAGCGTTTCCTTGATTCGTTCGGTGATGTATTCGGCGTTCATCGTTTCCCATGACGGGGGGCGCTGCGCGTAGATGATTTCCGCACGCTCCGTGCCCATCATGCGGGCTTCTATCTGCGCTTGGGTTGAATACTGTCTGCGCTGTTCCGTGGCGAGGAATGCGTAGGATGGTTTGCTTCCGGTTTTCACTTCGACGGTGTGCACAATTCCATCATGGTCGCGGTAGACTGCGTCCAAGGAGACGTGCAGCCGTCCGTTCGTGTAGAAGCTGTTGTCGTACCATGCGAGCTGTCCGTTTTCCAACTCATTGACGGGAGTGTTCTTGCCGACTACGGCCAGTTGGAGATGTTCTGCATACAGTTTGACGAGCATGGGTTCCCAAATGCTGCCGAACTGCAATGCCGACTGCACTGCTGGAACGTCAGGCGGGGGTGTTGGGAGCTGTCCGGTGGCGATGAAATGCGCGAGACTGGACGCGCCTATGGTCTCCTCGCGTGCTTCGAGCCATGTTTCACGGTCTTCGAAGATTCGGTATGTCAGATTTCTTTCGTCCATCTCATTTTTCCTTCCGAGTCTACGATGAGGATGTCGTGGTAGACGTTCGTCATGTCCACCCAGTTTTTGTACAACAGTATGGTGTCTATGGCCTTCTTGCCATATAGGAGCATGACGTTGGCGTTATGCTCGGCGAGCATTTTGAGTTCGCGGCATTGGTCGGGGCTTGGCTTGCCTACCGTGCGTTTCAGTTCTATGAACCATACGTTTCCGAGCTGGTCTACGGCGGTCACGTCGGGAAATCCGTTGCGTGAGCGTCCTTCGGTTTTCTGCACGTACCATCCTTGCTGTTCCAAGATTTTGATGAGACGGTTTTGGATGGCTGACTCCAATGGTTCCTGTCTTTGGTTATTCAGTTTCGGCATTGGTGTTCTCCTTGATGCTGACGGCGCTGACCCATACGGCAAACGTGCCATCCGGCTTGCGGCGTGTCACCGCGGCGTATTCGACCTGCGGTTCCGTCCATGCGAGTAGATGCTTACGGACATGGTAGGCGGTGGCGTTCGCGACGTTGCGTTTCTTGTAGGAGTGGTATTCCGCCCATTTGCCGAGATTGTTTTTGATTGCCGTGTTGAATGCGGTGCTTTTCCGAACATTGGCAGGGGGGGTGTTTAGGAATTTCGTCATTCGTTGTCCTTTGGTTTGAAATATGCGGGCATGATTGTTTTTGGTAGTATTCTGCCTTCGCGCTCCAACCGTTTCGCATGTGGGAACAGCCAGCCGCGTGACACTCCGAGTGCTTTCGCGGCTTGGCTGATACTCATGCAGGTGGTGAGCGCGTCAATCAGCGTGTCGTCGCTGTAGTGGATTGGCGCGTTCATGAGTGGGTCAGAATTCCGGTTCCGGCTCTCCGGCACCCTCGTCTTCGATGGTCAGCTGCGTGTATGCGCCGAACTTGTGGGGGGCGGGGGTGTTGTTCTTTTCGATTCGCAGCAGTTGCACGCCGGTGAGGAAGTAGGTGAGGCGTCCTTCCTTCGTGCTGCCGATTTTAAATGCGACGTTGGCGAGCGTGCCGTCGCCCGGTTCTTCGGCCAGTTCCACATCGTTGGCGTTCTGGTCGACGATGCTGGGCCTCCACTTGGATGAGAGGTTGATAAGCCACTTGCCACGCTGCGGCTGGGTTCCGTCCTTGAGGGTGATTAAATCGCCATCCTTATAGCGGAGGTTGTCGCCGTTGGCGCGCACGCCCAACTGTTTCGCGGACGCCACGAGTTCCTTATGCACGTCACCGTTCTTCGGGAACGCGAGCTGCAACTGGTAGCTCGGGTCGATTCCAAACTGTTTCGCCGAGTCGGACTGGTATTTGTCTTTGATGTGGACGAATCGGATTTCGCCTACAGCTTCGATTTCGAGCATGTCGTTTGCCATTGTTTTTCCTTTCAGTTGAATTCTTCAGTGAGGGACGGGCGGGGGAGGGGGGTGGTGGCTTTTCCGTCATCATCCATTACGGTGGTGATGCCGAGCAGATGGATGAGACCGTAGCGCCTATAGTAGGTTTCGAAGCTGCCCACCTGTTGCGCGGCTGCTGCCGGATACGTGTAGCTGCTGCTTACCGCCTCACCGTGCTTCACCATGTCCATGAGGTTTTCACCCTCGTGCGCAGCCTCGTATACTGCGACGGTGAGCGTGTTGTAGACGGTGGGCATGTCGGTGTCAGCGCCGATGATTTCACTTGCGCTTACAGCGGTCCAGCCTAAGCCGTTTTCCATCATGCTTGCCTTGGCCAGCTGCCAAATGTCATTCAGTGTGGCGTACTTGTAGCCATATCCTTCGGTGGTGCGTTTCACCGCTTCTACCGACTGTTGTACGGCTGCTATTCTGCTGAGCACGTCATAGCGTTTGTCATTTGCCATTGTTCCTCCTTTTTTCGAGTTCGTTTTCGATAAGCGTTTCGTCTACTGCGAGGCGATATGCCATTTCCACGATGTCGTCGAAATCCTGTTGCGTGTGCGGGGTGTGTTCGCTGAGCGCTAGTCCGGCTATGGTTGCATATTTTTCGTCTGTTGGGTCGGCCTCATAGTCGTCTATGCGACTCTGCCATACGTCGTATCGTCCTTGCAGCCATGCTGTGAGTGCGTTCATGTAGTCTCGTGGCGTGTATGGGAGTGCGACATCAAGTGCGACGATGACGCCTACCGCGTCTACCCCGGCGTTGAGCGCCACGTCGGATACGCAAGCCAAATATGTCACAGCCTTATTGCGGAAATATTCTGACTGACTCATTGTTTACCTCATTTCTTTGGTTTCGTTTATTATTATATCAGGGCGTGCCTTGCGACACGCCCGAAAGTCTATCAGACGTTCCAAAACATATTGGAAACCCACACACCGCGCGCGTATTCAATCGGCTCGCCCTCCAGCCATTTCAGGCAACCATGCGGGGTGATGAGAGCCACTAGACCCTGACCGTCGAACACACTATTATCGTATCCGCTGTTGACCCACGCTTCAATCATGTTGCGAGAGTCGGAAGCGTATGGCCCGTTTTCGTACTCATATGCGATTCCATTATGCGCGATATACCCCCTATCGGTGCTGAAGGGGTGACAGTTGCGCGGCTCGACCGCGCCATGCGTGGCGAGACGGAAGTGAATCAGGCATGGCGCATGCCTGAGCTGCTCCCAATGGCTGTAGATGAATCCCACCACCTTCAGCGGGTCAACGTTCTTGAACACCCTCAGGCGCTCCCTGTCCCACCAACTGACCCCGCCACCGTCCGGGTTCGTCTCACTCATGGCGAGAATATCTTCGGGTTCCGGCATTGCGCCGGGCACTGCGGTTACGATTACACACATTGGTTTTTCCTCTTTCTAACAGTGGGGGCGGGACGCTCCCACCCCCGATGATCGGTTGTCAGGCGTTGGCGATATTCTCGCGAATCTGCGCGTAGCGCGCACACAGTTCGGGGCGTCCAGCACGCTTGTACAGGCGCAATGCGGTGCGTTCCAGCGATTCCACGGTTGGCTTGCCGTGGGAGGCGCGCGCCTTGCGGCTGCGCAAAATGTTATCAAGAATCCATTGAGCATTAGCGCGGCTGCGACACGAATAATCGAAACCATCCCATATCGACTCGCCACCGGCGGCATGGTAGATACGGAACCGTTCCAAGCTACGGTACGACTCGCCATGATCCACAATCATTTTCGTTGCGCACCTAAGATAGATGTGCAATGGCTGTAGGTTGCGAGACGGAAAAGCGTAGGGGTATGCGGTGTCGGTGAGACACTTCTCGATGCCCTTGCGACGGATTGCGCGTCGACGCTGATTGTCCAGCCATGACTGGCGTGCACGGAGCGTGTCGCCATGGCTTGCACGCGCACGACGTGAAGCCCTGACATTGGCTTCCACGTTGCGGCGGATTGCCTTGGCGCGCTCCTTACGCTCCCGCTCCTCTTCGGCTTTACGGGCGGCTGCTGCGCGGTGCGCTGCCGCACGCCGCTCCCCAAGGGTGAGGCGGGGCGTGTCAACCACATTGTCGGCCATGCATGCGGCGTACCGCTCGATAGTGTCCGCGCCAATGGTGCCGCGGGGGTGTTTTTCGAAAAACCGCCACATGGCGCGAATCCACTTGACCGCCGGTTCAAACCTATCGGCGCTACCCGCATACCAGCAGTCGAACGTGCGCAGCTCGATAGTGTCAACGTGTTCGTCATTCACTGCCGTGTGTTTGCCGCTGTACTCGCCATGTTTGAGTTCGCACCAATAATCATCGGACAGGTGGCGCATGTTGAGGCGCTCGCACTGCGCTCCATCCAGTCCGCGCAGCGCCCAATACCAACGGCTAGCGCACTGGTTGGTGGTGCGTGCAACGTGGATGTGACCGCCCGCGTTCTCACCGTAGTCGGGGATGTGTTTGATAAGCTCCCGTAGGGCTGGGAGATTGGCCATGGTGAGAATGTTGCTTTGCAGTTCGATGCCGTTGTGCTCCAACGATTGGTCATTGTCCCAACCGGCAATAAGGTTCGATTCCGCAATGTCTTTTGCAAAGTCGGAACCAAGCTCGGATTCCATCTCGATCTCCACGCCGAAAGTGAACTGGTCACCGTCGCCGAAGGCGTACGGGTAGGTGTACTCGGCTTCCATTGGTGACCTAAGAAGTTCGTCACCGCGGTGACGCGGGCAGTAGTGGCGATCGCCTTCGGAAGTTCCCTCACACGTTTCACAGAGGATTGCGTCACAACCGTAGGCTTCACAATCATAGTGGACGCTGTTTGGTGCGAGTGGTGTTCCGCATTGCGCGCACCATGCGGTTTCGTCTTCAAAATCCGTGTCGTCGTAGACGCGGCGCATTTCACCGTCCTGAGTTCGGATGTAGAATTCATCGCCGATTGCGACACACTCTGCCGTGCCGTCCGGCCACCTGTCGCGGTATGTTTTGAAGAGATACTGCGGTGTGCCGCTGCAGTCTATCCACTCGGCATACGGTTCGCCGCCAAGGATTGCGATTCTGTCAGCCATTGTTACCACTTCCTTAATAGATGGCTTTTTTCGTGCCCTTGCGGGACTTGCACCCGCATGTATGCTGTCAGGGCTGGATGGTCAGGGTGTCGATGATTCGTAGCGTTTCGGCGTCCGTCGCGTCCTTTGCGGTTATCGCGGTGACGGTTGGCGTGTCGATGTGAACACCGTAATTGGCGAGCGGCACCAATCGTACCGTGATATCCTCTTTGGTTGCCCTTATGTTGCCGTTGATGGTGGCGGATATGCTGTATCCGCGCTCCTTCATGTTGTCGATGAATGTTTGCCGTTGCATTGCTGCCTCCTCTTGTTTCTATGGCTTTAATATATCATTTTGGTATTCTGTTGTCAATCCCGGCGTGTCGCATTTCGCCATCACGCCGGGGGATGGTGTCATAGCTCGGCCATGACGAACGTTTTGCGGCATACCGGCTCACGCACGGCCCCGTCAATCTGCCGTCCGTCCTTGACGGCCTTGCGCAGCCAAGGTAGGGTGATTCCACGGAAAACGTCATCAGTCTGCGCAAGGAATTCCTTGACGTGGCGCAATGTCGTGGCGCTCAGAAGTCCCATGGCCACCTTGACCTCATAGGTCTCGGGCACCGCGCCCCAATCGCTTGTCGGCGTGACCACGGCCACCGTGGTACCGTATGACCTGAGCACGTAAATCATGCCTTTTGCGGTGTCCCACCGTTCTACGACGGCCTTGCCGTAGAAGGACTTGCGCCCGTCGTATGTCGGCTGGAGTTCGAACGTTCCGATGTATTCACTCATTTTAATCACTCCTTGTGTTTTGGTTGATGCTTCCAATATACCGGACGTGACGTTATGCGTCAAGTCGGCGTGTCGCGGTCGGTGTGACGGCTCTCGCCATTGAGCGCCGCCCAGGCGTGTCTGCAATGGAGCGACACCCCGCCTTGTCGAGGGTGCCGCCCCACCTGCGCTCAGGCGATTGACGCCCAGCTGCTTTCAAGGTCGGCGTACCCCTTTGGGTCTTCGGTGACGGTCAGTGGCGTGAGTTCACCGTCGCGGTAGGCGTAGACCTCCCCCGCCGAGGTGATGAACACCCCCTCACCGTCCTTGACGTAACCTTTGCCGCTCAGTGTCTTATGCATTTCATTACCTCCTTGGTTGATACTTTCAATATACCAGACGTGACCAACAGTGTCAAGTCGGCGTGTCGTGAGAACGGTTCTCAATACCAACAACACACATGAACCGCGTTAACAAATGAACCGCGTCAATGGATGAACACGGTTAATGGATTAACCACGTTAACACATGAACGCGGCAGACGCCAGGACGCCGACGACAATAAACGAGAACGGTTTTCAATATCAGGGGGAGAGACCCACCACCCACAGGGGGGGGTGCCGAAAACCGACACGCCCGAGGCCTCACCGCACGCCTTGCCAATTGCGCCGACGAGGGCAAACCGGAAATGGAACCATCTGAGAGCCATTCTTTGGGGCCTTGGACTGGCTTTCATGCAGAACCCTAATACTTTTACCTTCCAGCACTGAAAGGCTCTCAGAGACGCCTTTATTTGAATCCACGCCTCCGGCAGCTGCGGCCATGGCGAGTATGGCCGTCTTCCGAAGGCCCGTGCGATGGCGACCATGGTGGACACGGCGGCTCGCTTACGTGCAGCCATGGGGATGATTTCCCGACCTCAGGAAATCATTCCGTGCGGCCATTGCTGGATGCCGTTGTTACAGCGTCGTTCCAACGATTCCGGGAGGTGGTAGGTCAACCGCGACCATGTGTGTGGTGGGATGGACTGTGGAACGCGGCGCTCGCGCCGGTGATTTGCGAACATGTCTTGGTTTTGGCGGATTTCCAACGCTGAGCCTGTTGGGCAACTCAAGTTAGGGGCAATAAATTCTGTGAAGGAATTGTGACGACTTCGGCGAGTTTGACACAAAATCAGTGGCACATTTTCTTGACTTTTGGCATGTCGTGGTGTATCACGCGCGCGCACGAGGATAACCCTCCCAAACCCCAATGAATGTAGGATGTAGGTGTAGGTAATAGGGGTATATGGGTTTTTTTTGGGACTATTTATATATATACGCGTGCGCGCGCGCGTACCGCCGTCGGGGTGCGGATGTCGAGTCGAGTCGAAAAAGTGCAAAAAAAAATCCCAGAACACCCGCTTACATCTCCTACATCCTACATTTCCTGTGGAAACCAACGATTTCCGACACGCTGTAGGATGAGGCTCTTAGCGAGTGTGCTAGGATTGAACCTGTTGAAATCAACTATACCACAGGAGAAGACCATGAGCCACACCTTCCACAAGCCGCAAGACCCACCCACACTCGACATCAGGCCATACAGGAACATCCCCAACGGCCTCGCACGGGAAGTCAACGGCCTCACCATGGCCGCGCAGACCAGCGCATACACGTTCACCGACGCGCGACTCCAAACCATCGCCATGCCCGTCATGGACAGCACCGGCAAGCCACGCTGGGACGACGCCTACTACGACGCCTTCTGGTCGCTCAGAAACGGCGACCTGCGCCTCAGCGAAGACGGCGACACCATGTACGCCCGCGACACCAACTGGCTCGGCGGCGACATGCCCAACACGTGGCATCCAATCAGCAGCCTGTCCGAAGAATTCGGCTTCCCCACCGGAAACCACGCCGTCCGCAACCTCGAACCCATGTTCCGGGCCGAAACGCTCAAACTCCCCCGCCTCACACGCGGCATGCTGTTCGGCCACACCGCCTTCCGCCCGCAAGGCAAACACGCCGTCACGGTCGAAGAGGCCGACGAAAACGGCGCATACCTGTACGTGGACAACAGCCCATGGCTGAACGACAGCAAGAAAACCGCGCAGCTCGTCGAACAGGCCAACAAGTTCATCGACCAACTCACCGCAGACGACGCAAGCCGCGAAAACCTCCTCCGCATGTTCGCCACCCCATTCCTCGAACCCTACAAGCACCTCTTCTACGTGTTCTACGGACACGGCGGCGACGGCAAAAGCTTCCTCCTCGGACGCTTGGGAGACGCCTACCCGGACAAGGCTGGCGGCATCGGCATCAAAGCCCTCAACTCGCCCAGCGTGTTCGAAAGCGGCAACGAAGCGTTGAAACTCGACGGACGCTACTGGGTGTATGACGAGGAAGGCGACATGCTCACCGACAAGGACATGGGCATCATCAAACGCATCGCCACCGGCGACACCATCCACGCCCGCGGCGTAGGCCGCAACAGCGTCAACGTGCGCTCGCAGGCCACGCTCGTCATCGCAAGCAACCATCCATTGGCGACCAGCAACGGCGACGCCAACATGCGCCGCCTCGTCCCCGTCATGTTCGCAGGACGCAAAACCCCGCAGCAGATGCAGCCGCTCGCCGACTTCATCGACCAGTACGGCATGACCCCGTTTATGCTCGCGAGCGCCATCCTCTGGGCCGACAAGCCGTTGGACGACGACATTCACCGCGATATCAGCTTCAACGACAGCGAGCAGGAACTCGACGAACGCGCCATGTGGATTGTCAACGAAATCTGCGAGAACGGATACGCCGACACGCGCCTCTGCCCATACGTCGGCCACACGAGCGGCGACACGTACAAGATGCTCGGCGTCGGACTGCGCAGCAAACGCATCGACGGCAAGGTATGCTCCGTGCGCGTCGTCATCGACGAAGACCGGTTCGCCCCCTACCGCGAACGCTACGAGCAGGAGTTGGACGAAAGCCAGCTCCCACTGCTCGAAGACCTGCCCGTACCCGAAATGCAGACCGACATGGAACGCCGACTCGTCGAATACGGTGAAATGGTTGACGTGAAAGCGCCCGAAGGATTCAAACTCCACAAGGAGCCGACCGACCCGGCCAATCCGAAAGCCATCCGCAATTGGAAGAACGGCAAGCAGGAAGACATTGTGGAAATCGGCCAAGGAGACGTGTACGCGGTCATCCCACAGCCCGGCAACATCATCATCGACATGGACGCGCCCAAGGACGACCACAGCCGCCACGGATACGACATCCTCCGACCCATGCTCGCGCCGACCCTCATGGTGCATACGCCGACACATGGCGGCATCCACGCCTACTACAGGCTTCCCGAAGGCTGGACAGGCAAGCTGAAGAACACGAACCATGCGGACGGCATCCCCGTCGACGTGAAGGTGGACGGACGTGGATACGTGCTCGGAGCAGGCTCCAACATCGACGGCATCGGCTTCTACCAGCTGGTAGGCGACGAAACCGACGTGCAGGAAGCGCCGCTCGCACTCCTCAACTGGCTCGTCGAACACGGGTACGGCGTCAAGCCCATGCCAAAGCCGACCACCGTCAAGACGGACGCGCCGCGCAACGGAAGGCCAGACCTCACGCCAGTGCCCGAAGGACGCCGCAACGACACGCTCTACCGTTGGGCTTGGGGACGCCTCCACAACCATGAGGACAACGAAGCCAACATCCACGACGAACTCATGCTCCGCGGCCACGTCAGCGGGCTTGGAGACACTGAAATCGAACGCATCTGGCAGAGCGTGAAGGAAACCGCGTGAGAAACCCGATAGGGCGACTCTGCGACACTGGCGCAAGATTCGGGGCGGATGTGACAATCCGCCCCACCGGACGCGGACTGTCATGCGTCTACGAATGCCCGCGATGCGGGCGCACACTGGCCAAACTGACCCTGACCGACGATGGTCGCATCATGTTCGGCCACCGGACTAGAATAAGAACCACGCGCAGCGCCGCACTGGCCTGCGCCATCATCGGACGAACCCTAGGAAAGGAGCACGAATGCGCGACCCGTACACCACCATCGCCTACGGAATCATCGCCATCACGCTGACCGCCATGCTCGTATTCGCATGGTATTCCGACTATGCGAACACGCCAGTGCATTACACGACGATACAGACCGTGGACGAAGGCGGCTACGAGCACAACTGCCTCGTAGCGACATACAAGAAGGACGTGGCGATTGACTGCATCCATCCAAACGATTGAAAACCAAGCCCGCGCCATTCAGGAATCACTCGGACGGCAGCTCGCAGCACTGCCCGATGACTATGACAATCCGAAAACGCTGAAAGCGCGAATGGACCTGCGCAGGGCGTATAATGCTGCTACGGACATCGTGGAACTCACGATGCGGTTAAGATTGGAAAGACTGGTATGAACTTCAAACGATACGGCAATCAGCGAATCCGACTAGTGGAAGGAACAGACCCGAATGCGACCGGTACCGGAATGGGAGGCTCTGAAGGCACGACTGGAAGCCCAGCAGCCACGACACAGCAGGAGCCGACAATCACCCAAGCACAACTCGACGCCATCATCAGCCGAAAGCTCGCCAAGGAACGCGAAAAGCTCGAAGCAGCCCAGAAAGCAGCCGAAGACGCCCGAAAACTAGCCGAAGAGACCGAAGCGCGCGTCAAGGAAGCCCGTGAGAAGGGTATCAGCCTCGGACTGTTGCAGGCGAAACGCAACTCCATCGCCGAACAGTACGGGCTGAGCGCCGAACTCCTGCCGGAAGACGAAACACGACTCGACGAGTTCGAGAAGCAGCTTGCCGCTAGCGTCAACAGCCGCACGCGCGTCACGCCGGTGACCGTCGAACCGACCGCCAAGACGCCGGACTGGATGGGTGCCGCGCATGCGTGACATCCGAATCCTCGGCATGATGGTGCGCGACGAAAGCGTTCCGGCGACCCTCTCAATCATCGACGACGACATTGTGGTGACTTCGCCAATGGAGTTGGACGAAAACGAGAAGGACAAGCTGGTAAAACGTTTCGCCGAACGCATCCTGCAACTGGGACTCTCGATGCACGATTGGAAGGAAAAGAATTGACCGACGAACTGAAGCCGCTCGCCACCGTCGAAGACACCGAAGCGTACCTACGCCACAAGGTGCCCGTCAACCTCGTGGACTATGAGGAACGCAAACGCGGAGCCGCCTCCAACGTGCTCCGCATGATGTACCGCAACCAAGGCGACGACTTGGACAAGCAAGTCGAAGAAGACCCGCTCACACGCCAAATGGTCGCCGACATCATCGGCGTCAGCGTCGCACAGGACGTAAGCCGCAAGGAATCCACGTCCGACAGCGACACCGACCTGAGCGCGTTCAAAACGTTCACCCAAACGGCGGGCGGCTACAGTTTCACCGGCGAATGGCGAGGCAACACGGATGACGTGTTCTTCACCAGCAACCAACTCAAACAGCTGGGCGTCGGACGCCCCACCATAGCAAGGTTCAAACTGTGACGCACTACGGACTCAAAACACACGAAATCACCGTCACCACCGGCGACAACGAATACACGTTCCAAGCGCTCGTCACCGTGAACACGACAAGCGAAAACACGAGCGAATTCGACAACATGACCGAAGTGGACTCGCTCACCATCCACGTCACCACCCCGGACACGCCCCCGGAAATCGTCGGCGGCGAACTCGAATACCACGGAAACCCCTACCGCGTCACCTCCATCAAACCGCCCATCGACCCAGAAAACAAGGTCATGTTCAACCCGTTCAAATGGAGCTTCAACGCGAAGCAGGTGCAATACTAATGGCAAGACTCAAAGGTGCCAAAATCATGGTCGCAGCACCGAACGCGGCAACCAACATCGTCATGCAGTCGGCGGGATTTCAACAGGAGTCCCGCCGCGTCGCATCGCAAATCATGCCGCAACTGCGGATGGACTCATACAGGGGCAAGCCGCCGACCATGACCACATACCGCACGCTCAGCACATTCAACGGAACGCATCGAGCCGGAACGGAAATCAAATACCATGTGACGCCGCACTCCGGCGACACGCTGAAAGGATTCGGACTGTGAGCAAAGACAACGAAATCGTCGAAGACATCATCAACGGACTAGCCCAACGGCTCAACATGCGCGTATACGACAAGTATCCGACAGTGAAAAACCCCAGCCAGTATCCGCTCATCATCGTCACCCGCCAGAACGCTTCCGACATCACCCCATACATCCGACACTTGGACGTGGCAATCACCGTGGTCACACGCGACCTCACGGGCGAAACCGACAACACGCTCAGCGCGGAAATCGGCGACGCACTGACCGACTGGTACAATCAAAGCCTCTGGGACATCATGGGCGCGCCACTGCTCAACACCACCGATGCGCAGCCCACCAAAGACGGACGCACATCAACCGTCTACAACTACCAGATGGAGTATCTGAGTTGAAAACCACGCAGGAGTCGGTCGAAGACCTCATGGAAATCCTCTCACCGACAGCCAAAGACATCATCACCGACGAACAGGTACGCCAAGCCCAAGCAGCAGCCAGCAGCGGCGACAAGCACATGGCCGGTAAAGTCTTGGGCGACATCTGGAAGCAGGTCGCGGAAAAATCCGCAGGACTGGGCTTGGAGCGACTCGACTCCGACAGTTTCGGCAAGAAAATCGGCTGGCTCCTAAGCCAACAGCATTCCGAAAAAACAGTCAGAGACTTCCTCGCCAAATACAAGCGCGAACTGGCCGTACAGCCCATGCAGGAGGCGACCGCCAACCTGTTCGCCATCGACTCGACCACCGAAGTCGTACGCGAATCGGTAGGCGAAACATGCGCATGGTGCCTCGAACGGTGCGGCATCTGGCACCCCTACGACGCGAACCATTACGGCGTCTGGGTAAGACACGCAGGATGCGACTGCAAAATCTACGTAAGGAACAGCCTCACATGACACCAACCATCAACAACACGGACACGCGATACCATGAAAGCCCGACGCGACGCACCATCATGAAAGCCGAAATGGTACGATGGTATCGAGAACAACGACGCCGAATGGCCGAACAGTTAAGGAGGATTTATGGCAGGGAAGACTGAAGAAGCCCTCTCAAGCCGCATGGAACAGGTCAACGGACTCATCGACAAAGCCTACTCAGACATGGAAGAGTACGCGCGAAAAGCCGAAACAGCCGACGATGACCGCGAATACAACATGAGCATGGCCATCAACGCGCAGAAAAACTACGTCAGCTTCATGCAGCTGCTCATGACCATGACCAAAAACTTCGACGAAGCGGTAAAAGTCGATTCGCACAAAAGCCGGACAACCGCCGCCAAAACACCCAAAACCACCTTGCAGAAACTCGTAGCGAAGGAAGCGAAACGCTCATGACACTCACCATCGTGGACGAACAGACCATCTCATTCCCATGGATAGAACTCGTTAAAAACGCATACTCCATGCGCGTGCGAGTCAGCAACTTCAGCGCGGTCGGCAAACGCAGCTTCACCCGCATCCTCTCCAAAGCCATCGGCGGCGTAAACTCCTACTTCCTCATGCAGGACGGCGACCCGCTCAGCGCCGACTACCTCCCCACGGCAGACCTGCCATTGGACAAAGTAGCAGCAGTAGGCTTGGACGGTCGCTGCTATGACGAGAACGCGGAGGAAATCGACGAGAACCTTCGATGCCTCACCCTCAGCCACGCGCCCGTCACCGACCAAGCAGTACTGTTGGCGCAGCGCGCCATGGTCATCGAAGGCCTCATCTCTCAAAACCTCGAACATCTCATGCTGCCCGAGCCGGTCGTGGTAGGCACGTCCCCCGACGTGGTAATCAAAGCCGACCCGAACAAGAATCCATCCAACTGGACGAAATTCGACGCCAACGACGACCACGACACCATCGTTCGACCGGAAGTCAAACGACTCAGCCAATGGGACAACGGACAGCTCAAAACCCTCCTGCAAAACACGGCATTGAGCTTTCAGATGGAAACCGGACTCCCCCCACAGGACGCGCAGATTCTCGACACGCTCGGAGCGACAACCCAATCATTGGTGTCCAACCGTGAAAGCTTCGTCAGCCGCACCTACATCATCAAACAGGATTTGAACGCGGTATTCGAACCATTGGGCGTCACATTGGACTACGAGCTGACGTTCCCCCAGACCGCGCAGGACATCGCATCCATCGGCGACGCCTACGGCAAGGGCGCAGACGCCGACATCCTCAAGAAGTATCAGGTGGTATGACATGCTGGTGAAGAATCCAAACTGGAGGGCGAACGTACGTCCCACATCCGACGTGGCAATCATGGCCGCGGAATACGTGAACTGGGGTCGTGGAAACGCAATCCTCCCGTTCCAAGTCGAATTCCTCAACAACGCCTTCCAACGCAAGAAGGACGGCACGTGGAAGTACAAGCGTGTCGCGTTGAACATGCCGCGTCAGAACGGCAAGACGAAAATCCTCACCGCCCCAATCCTCTACTATTTGTTCGTGCTCGGACTCAACGTGCTCGTCACCGCGCACGAGCAGATAGCCGCCAACAAAATCATGGAGGATTTGAAAGACGCCATCGACTCGAACCCCGAACTGAAAGCCGAAGTCACGCACTTCAGCACCACCATGGGCCGCGAGCGCCTACAGTTGAGGAACGGCGCGTTCGTCCGGTTCCGCTCCCGCAAGAGCGCTTCCGCTGGAATGGGTGGAACGTTCGATTTGGTCATCTTTGATGAGGCGCAGGAACTCCGCTCTGAATACGAGGCGATGATTTCCAAGACGTTGAAGACGCGCCGCATGGCCATGATAATCTACACGGGCACCCCGTTCCTCCCTTCGTCCATCGGAGACACGTTCAACACGTTCCTAGACAATGCGGAGAACGACGACATGTCGTATGCGGTGCGCTACGGCATCGACGACGAGACGGCGGACATCGAAGACGAACAGTTGTGGGCGCTCACCAACCCACTCTACCCGGACGTGATTCCACGCGAAGCGTTCCTCACCGACGTTGCCATAGCCAAACAGGGCGGCGCGGACGGTCTCATAGACTTCCGCATCCAAGACTTGGGCCTATGGTGGGCCGACAGCATTCCGCCCGCAATCCCCATGGACCTGTGGGACAGCGCCTACTCCGACCTCCAGCACGACCGTGATACGCTCGTCTACGCGCTCACCTTCGACCCGGCGACCAGCACGCTCGCCCTCAGCGTCGCCGCCAGTACCGAAGAGGTCACGGTCGGCTCGCAGCATTACGACAAGTGGGCATACATCATCGGCGAAATCGTGGACGAACGCCCCACCACCGAATCATGGCAGTGGGTCACGGACGAATTGAAGACGCGCCCGCGCAAGACCACGCTCATCTTGGATGTGGGAGGTTTGAACAATCCGATAAGGGACATGCTGCCACGCGGATTGAACGTCATCCAGTTGACCGGAACCGAATTCCTCGCCTCACAGCAGGGCTTCCTCGACCTGTTGAACGAGGGACGGTTCAAACATACGAACAACCCACAACTGACCGCCGAAGTGCAGAACGCGCAGAAGCTCAAATCCGGTTCGGATGACCAGTGGAAGTTCGCGCCGATACGCAAGACGGAAACCACGGCGGGTTTGAAGGGCGTCAGCATCGCCGCATGGTATCGTGGCGTCAACCGTCCGAAGGAACGCAAGGTCAGGGAGGTGATTGCCTGAAATGGGTAAGGATACTGGACTCTACCATCGCAACCGCACCATCCTCCGCGAGCGCACCAAGCGTACTGGAGCGCCATGCTATTATTGCGGCGAACCATTCTATTGGGGCCATAACGCGGCGCATCCGTTGGCGTTCACCGCAGACCATGTGATACCGCGCGCTGCTGGCGGAAGCGACAGGATGGACAATCTCGTTCCCGCGCACATGCAGTGCAACCGGGCCAAGTCGGACCATATCGCGAGTCCCGCGACACGCCGAACGCGAACTGCGACGAGAAGGTGGTAGAATGATGACTGTTGCGCAGCAATGTGCAGCTCCTCTCTTGTGATTCTGGTTTGCACAGCACCCCGTTTGACGAAAGTCAGACGGGGTGTTATGCTATGTCTTGGAGATGGTCGGCAGGCATTCGAAGCTTCGTTATCATGCCAAGCCCGACCGTCTCCCCTAGAATGTACGGACCTGAACCGCCCAGCACGGTCGTTAAACAATGCATGGGCATACCCACTGGGTGACCGTGGGGTTGAGGCGCACACAGCCGGAAACAATCGTGGTAGAGGCCGAGTCGGGGCCGCAATGCAGAAGGCCGACACCATTCCCCTACCATGAAAGGCAGTCATGTCCCTAGCGACAATCGAACTGAAGCCCGGCTTCGTAGACCGCAAGCTGATTTCCGACCAGCCCGCAGCCGGAGCCATCGCCAAGATTTCCAACAGCACTCCAATCGACCTCATCGGCACGCAGATGCAGACCATCGACTTCTCCGGCGAAATGGGCATCTTCGGCGAAGGAGCCGCCGGCGAAACCGAAGCCGAAAAGAAGAAGAAGTCCAACGACGCGACCAACGGCGTCGTGACCATCAACCCCATCACCTTCTACATCTCCTACCGTTTCCCGAAGAAGTTCCTCCAACTGTTCGGCGTTGACGGCGCATACAATCCGACCGACGCCACCTTCCGAGCCGGCTCCCCGCAGACCATGCTTCAGAGCATCCTCGCACAGCCGTATCAGGCCGGTATCCTCGACCAGTACCGCACGTACGTGAACCGTGCTATCAGCCGCGCCCTCGACTTCGCCCCCATCTTCGGCATCAACCCGGCCACCAAGGCCGCATCCACCGTCGCACGCACCAACGGCTACGTGCT